ACAAATCTTAATGCATGCTTCTGTGTTTCTAACATCGGTCGAATATCTTCGTCTAAACAATTATCCGCAAAGTCAACCATAGTGACATCTAAGCCACCAAAGAAAGCTAAATTAAGGGAACCTCGTCCCGTACCACATCCTAGGTCTAATACTGACGCACCTTTAGGCGGTTTAGCTTGTCTTAAAAATTCGTGTGCAATGTGTTCACCAGGAGCTACAACTCTATACTCAGGTCGTTCCCACATCATCTTATATAAATCTTTTTCTAACGGTCTTACATTACTTACTTTAACTTGCGGTGCTTCTGAAAATACAGAAGATACTGTTGTCATTTATGTGATCCTTATAATTGCAGCGCTTGATGAAGACGCCGGGAATGTTACTGTAAACGTTTGATTGGTTGTAGTTTTAGTACTTCCAAAATTTAATACTGCGACTGCTTTGTTACCTTGAGTGCTATTATATATCAAAGCACCGTTTGCTGAAAAGGTAGCGCTAGGCCAACTTGAATTAGCGAAGTTTAACCATGCCACTGTTTCAGTATTTGTTGAAGTAGGCACTTGAGAGATAACAAGAGTATTACCCCCTGCTACGTAGCCCGCCCCTGTTACTTCATTGTCTGTTGTATATACGGTTGTTGTTGCATTCAATGTAGCATTGGCTGTATAAAGTGCTATCTTAAATGTATCCGCTGCAGTGGATGCACGTATAACTCCTGTACCGAAGTTATGGATACCATCTAAGATTTCAACTTTAAAACTTGTTGCTAATGTTTGAACGAGTGCCAATTTAGTTTCCTTTATTGAACTGGGTATCTAACTTGACCTGATCGGTATGAGTCTTGTCTATTTTTGCCATCACCAAGTTGTTTAAGTAATAGCATGGCTTCATCATATCGATTTCTATAATTATCAAGCACGTCTTTTTCACCCTTCATATAGGTGTAAGCTTCTAATAAAGAACCATATAAAAGTGCTGAACTAAAATTAGTACCTACCCATGAAGTGCCTGCTGTTACAATAGATTCAGGATAGTAAAAGTAATGAAGTTCTGCGGCATAGCCAGCATCGGGTGTAGGGCCTACAATAAACGTAGTGTTATCAAACACAGCATAGTATTGAGGTTCCCCATAAAAGTCTGTGTCCGTATCAGGAAACGATTGTCTAATAAAGTTTACATCTTTATTTAAAAGATAATTATATTCGTTTGCCGCATTAATAACAGCCAAGCTAAACGTAGATAGCCAATCGGCCGGCATCGCTAAATACTTATTCCCAGAACCTAATACCCCTGTTACGTTTTTTCTTAACGCAGGAAGTTGTACAGTATTGTAGATACGTTGTTCTGCTTGGCGGATAAAGTTATTTATATCCGTTGTAGTAAACGTATTTTCTGTATAGTCCTGTATCTGGACAACTAATTGTGCATAGTTTAATGACATAGTTTATGCCATCGGACCTCTAGCTTTACGACCTTTAGTAGCTGCGCCATTACCTCGAGTTTCAAGTTCACCATGTTTATTAATCACATTAGAACCAGGATCGCCTGCGCTCACACGTGGTGTGCCTGTGCCTTTAACTAATTGTTGTGCTGATAACTTATTAGGGTCTTGAGTTAAATAAATTTCTGCATTGGGTACAATAATAGGTTGTTTATATTCTGCCATGATATTTATCCTTTTTTCTGTGCTGCAATTTTAGCTAAACCTCTGCCCATACTTTTCATATCAGCATTAGTTTTACCGCCTTTAGAACCTGCGTGTATAGGACCTTTTTTAATCCCTACGCTAGGACCTGTATCACCTAAATTACGGCCTTCGGTTTTACCTTTTTTAACAATGCCATCGGCACCTGATTTATAAGCCATTTTGTTTCTCCTTAAGATATTGATATTGTTACATCACCTAATGCACTTATTCCTACTAAGTCATTCGGTGTTAATGCTGCATCAAATGATGAAGCTCCGCCTACAGGATTATAACCCCACTGAAACACTCGACTACCTCCTGAGGGTACGCCTGTTTGATCGACATCGTTACCTGTGCCAGATGTTATTTGTATTCCAGTTAAACCTGCTTGGAAAAAACTAGGACTATCAGGTCTTGGATCACGCACTGCTTGTGGATCATTAACTGGGTATAGACCAAGACTTAATTGTGGTTGATCTGGTTCCCAACATTCAGTACACACGAGTATATTAACATTTTTTGTCTTAATAACTAAGCGTTTAAGTTCTTTTAACTTATATCTAAACCCACAACGGTCACACTGGGCTATCGAGTTCTTGGCACTAGCGTACTTGGTTGGCATCGTCTACCTTATGTAACTCATGTCTCTAGGTACAAACCTAATGCTTGCTTTTTCTCTATCTTCGTCTGCTGCTAATTGGAACGCTGCTTCGTAATCTGCTCTTAACATCTGAATTCTGTCAGGAGCTACATTAGGTAACTTCATACTTAAATACGCAGCTAACCCTGCAACCATGCAAGGAATAAATCTAAACGGAATATCTTCGACTGAAAGTCCCGTACCTGCATCTTGAATACGTCTTAATCTGTAATATACAAACTGATAAAAATTACTTTGATCTGGTGCTGGCCATACATTGACAGTAGGCAAGTTTTGTACATAGATTTTAGAAGCAGTTAAATGCGTTGTTGCAGTTGTATAATTAACACCACGTACACAATCTACTAAGTCATTACCGCTTATACCGCCATACTGAATGGTTTCGTTATCAACTTTAATAAATCCAAATTGTGCTAAGCCTACAGTTGATGTTAATGTAATCGTTGTTTCTGTAGCATCTAGCGCTTCAGCTGTAAGTATTGTAGTAGGATTCTCTTGGCCACTTTGTCTATTAATCCACACTTGGATAGGACGACCTGTAGCATTCTTATTAGGTATGGTAATGTAAGTTGATTCAGAGATACGGTTAATATTAATGTCTTGCTGGTTTGATCCTGTACCGGTTCTGGTTACCATGTCAAGAAGATCTATAGTGTCAGTAGGTAAAGGATACATAAAACGATTTTGAGTTAAATTAATTTGACCTGGTTCTACAGTCCATAGGTTAATACCACGATTAGCCCATTCAATCGTCATTAGATTTAGTGAACGTCTTGCAGTACGTAGATCATACCCAGTACGTAGTTCTTGTCCACATCGTTCAAACGCATCTTCAACAAGATTGTTTAGATCTAAATTAAAACTCGTGGTTCCTGTGGTTCTATCTACCATGATTATATTTTTCTAAAAGGTTTTACTTTTTGTTTAATAGATTTAGGCTGAGCTACAAACTGTTTACCTTTAGCTTTACCTGCCCTTTTTGCTTTCGTTGTCGCTGCATATTCTTGTGAGCTTAATGACTTAATAGCATTTTCAGGTAGATATCTTTCGCCTGTCTCACTAGACTTTTTACCTGACTTAGTTCTCCACTTTTGTTCGCCCCAAGATTTAAGAGACTGTTGTGGTTTAGCTAAGCCTCCGCTTGCCATTTTCTTTTTACGTCCTGCACAATGAGCCTTTTCAGAAAATCCTTTAGGGTTCTTACAGTCAACAGATTTTTTACGGCTGTCAGACCATTTCACTTGTAACCACCACCTGCAGCTTTATATCGTTTAGCCATGAGCTGAGCCTTACGTGCTGACCATTGACCTGCACCTGTGCCTTGTACTGCAGCGGCTTTAATACTATTAAATATTCTTTTACGTAAACTTGGTTTTGTGTAGTTACCTGATTGATTCACTTTAGACTTAGTAGCTCCGCCTTCTTTGTATGACGCGGTTTTAGCAGCAGCAGCAAAGTCACCTTTTTTAGGAGCGCCTTCAGATCCTGCACTACGCATCTTTTCACCTGAGCCCTGAGCAATACGTCGTTTCTTTGCAGCGATATTGGCATACAAACCGCCCCCTGCCATTTTAACGTCTCCACCTTTTTTATACTCGGTAAAGTCTGTGTCATCTCTACGAGCGTTCTTTTTACATTTAGGCATTTTATCAGGCATTATAGCGCCCATACCACGTGAAGGTCTCATGCTCTTGTCTTTCCTCTAACTGCACAACCATCTGCACGTTTAGAAGCAGATGAAACCGAACCACCTGATTTAAAAACTTTTTTAACCTTATCAACTATCTTTTTAGGAATAGCTTTCATAGCTTTAACAGCGTCTTCGTTTTCTTTTGTGTCACGAGTTTTTACATCTTTAGCTGCTTGATCTACTTTAGCATCTAAGTCTTTTTGTTTTTGTTCATCAAGTAATTCTTGTGGGGTAGCCATATTATTCTCCTAGCACATCTTGCCTTTTGTTTTACCGCGAACTTCAATACCGCCGCCTTTAGCGCATTTAGCCATACCGCCTGATTTCATCTTGGCCATACCACCAGTTTTAAGCTTAGCTAAGTCTGACTTCTTACCACCATGAAGTTGTTTCTCATGCATGCCTACAGCTTTTTTAGCTGTCTTTTTATCTTGAGCCATGTCTGCCTTACCACCTTCTTTATAAGCCATGCCGCCTTTTTTCATGTATCCCATTTTATTTCTAACTTCCATTGGTAATTTTGATAATCCGGGATTTTTACTTTTATCTGCT